AAGTTCGTAGAGACGGATTTGAAGAAAAGAAATATAAACTATAACAATAACCCGGTAGACCGGTGGTGCTTTGGAAATGCCGGACTTTCGGTTGACAATAAAGGAAAATGTTTAGTCGTGAAAACGGCAAGAAACAAGAAAATAGACGGAGCGGTTACAACAGTCATTTTGTACGAAACATATAGGCGATACCGCGCTGACTTAAAAAGAATGGTCAAAGAATGGAGGCAATCTGATGGGATGGCTGGGGAAGATAATCTCGAAAGTTAAAAATACAAAATATGCGGATGTGATGACCGGGCAGGTTCCAATATTCAGCCAGTTCGGGCGAGACATCTACGTGTCGGATGTAGTGCAGCAGGCGATAGAGTGTATCGCGAATGAGATGTCGAAGTTAGAACCGTGTTTTATTCGTGGCGTTGGAAATGATTATCAGACGCCGGAGAACGACGTTTATCAAATCCAAAACCTTTTGGACAATCCGAATCCAATTATGACGAAATCGGAGTTTATCGAAAAACTTACCTATGGATTGTACTTACGACAAAACGCTTTCGCGGTTCCGGTGTATGAAATAGTTAAGCGGTCAGACGGCAGCAGTTACAAAAGATATAGTGCAATTTATCCGGTTGACCCTCTAATGACAACCTTTCTTGAAACACCGACCGGTGATTTGATTGTGGAGTTTGAGTTTGAAAACGGATACAAAACACAACTTGCATACAGCGATGTGATACACATTCGAATTAACTACTTTGCAAACGACTACATGGGCGGTGATGCATCGGGAAATCCGGACAGACGAGCACTTTTAAAGACGCTGCAGCTAAACGAGGATATTATGCAGGGAATATCAGGAGCGGTGAAAAGTAGTTTTGCAATAAACGGTGTTGTAAAAACACAAACATTCATGAGTGAAGAAAAAGCTGAAAAGAGTATAAAAGAATTTGAAAGAAAACTAAATAATGCGGAAAACGGCATTTTACACTTGGATGCAAAAAGCGATTACGCAAAAATCACTCGCGACATTAAACTGGTGGACCCTGACACCATTCGCTTCATAGATGAGAAAATCCTGAGAACGTTCGGTGTTCCGCTTTCGATACTGACAGGTGATTATACCAAAGGGCAGTATGAGGCTTTTTACCAGAAGACGATTGAGAAGTTGGTAGGCAGATATCAGGAGGCGTTTACAAAAGCACTCTGTACACAAAACATGAGAGCGAGAAATTTGAAGATAGCATTTTTCACGCATGAGCTCATTTTTATGAGCATAGAGCAAAAGGTCGAAATGGTGAAGTATTTAGGAGACACCGGAACACTCTACGAAAATGAGAAAAGGGTAGCGTTTGGTCTTAAGCCAATGAAAGAACTGGAGGGCAAACGAAAACAGTCATTAAATTATATAGACACAGACATAGCAATTGATTATCAGCTTGCAAAAGCAAAAGGAGGGGCAAAAAATGAGCAAGAGTGACAAGGCAGAACGCCGGGCGTTTATGTTTGATGTTCGGGCAGAGCAGGACGAACGAGGAAATTACATAGAAGGGCGTCCGGTCGTGTATGACAAAGAGGCAGATATCGGCGGCATCTTCCGCGAAGAAATTGTACCGGGGGCACTGGACAAAACAGACCTGCACGACGTTTGTCTTTTAACAAATCATGACCTGAACCGAATCCCGCTGGCGAGAAGTCGAAACAATAACAAAAATTCGACGCTGCAGCTTACAGTCGACAAGGAAGGGCTTAAGATTCGAGCCTACCTCGACACAGAAAACAATGCTGACGCAAGGGCACTTTATAGCGCCATCGAACGCGGCGACATTACGGGCATGAGTTTCATGTTTTGGATTGAGGAAGAGCGTTGGGAAGACCTTGACACGGATTACCCGAAGCGGTTTATTGAAAAGATATCCACCATTGTGGAAGTATCGGCGGTGACTTTTCCTGCCTACGAAGATACTTCCATCATGGCTAGAGATAAAAAAGCACTGGAAAGTGCGCAGAGGGCACTGGAGAGTGTCCGGGGAAAATCACTGGAGAGTGACGAGTTGGAACTGTGGAAAGAAAAAGTAAAATTGAAAGGAGCATTTTAAAAAATGACTAGACTTGAAAAACTGAAAGCGCGTCAGCAGAAATTGATGGAGCGCAAAGAAGACTTAATGAAACGTGCTGAGGAATCGAAAGACGTAGCCGAAGTGCGAAGCATTTATGAACGTCTTACAGAAACGGCGGATGACTTAAAAGACATCGCTGAGGAAATCAAGGACTTGGAATCCGAAGGCGAAGGGAACAACAAAGACGAAGGAGAAGGAAGTCCAAAGGGAACAGCACAGAATGACGACGGTCAGAGAAGTAACGCTCAGACCGGAGAGATGAGAAACGCGGGTATCGTTGGAGCGTTCCGTTCAAAACGTCCGGAAACTCAGTTGGAAACGGACGACCCAACAGAAAGAAGCGAGTACAAAAAAGCGTTTCTTGAATATGTGTGCCGTAGTACACCGATTCCTACGGAGTTACGTGTGCCGATTAAAAGAGCGGCAGCAGTCACAGGAACGGCAGATGCCGGGGCGGTAATTCCGACCACTTTGGTGCGTGAGATTATCCAGAAGCTGGAAAGCTATGGAAACATTTACGCCAAAGTTACCAAGACCAATATCCAGGGCGGCGTAGCCATCCCAATCCTCTCAATTAAGCCGGAGGCGGCATGGGTCGGCGAAAAGGCATCAGACAGCCAGAAGTTGAGCGCGGACGAAAAGGTTACATTCAGCTATTACGGTGTCGAGTGCAAGATTGCACAGACCTTGTTGGCGTCTGTAGTGACAATTGAAGAGTTTCAGAAGCTCTTTGTGCCGCTTGCTACAGAAGCAATCATGAAAGCTCTTGAGAAGGCAATCATCAAAGGTGATGGCACAACACAGCCGCTTGGAATCCTGACGGATACACGTGTAAAAACTGTTGTCACCATGGCACCGGAAGATATGACGTGGAACGGCTGGCATAGAATGAAAGCCAAAATCAAGAAGAGCTATCGCAAAGGATGCTTCATCATGGCACAGTCGACGTTCGATGAGAAAATCGATGGTATGGAGGATAAGAACGGTCAGCCGGTTGGACGTACCAACTACGGCGTCAATGGCGAGGAAACCTACCGCTTTATGGGTAAGGATGTTGAGACCGTCGAGGAGGAATTACTCCCTTACTACGAGGACGCAGCTGTTGGTGATGTGTTCGCCATCTTCGGTGACCTTAAAGACTACGTTGTGAATTCAAATCTTGAGATGCAGGTAGTGAAATGGACAGACCACGACACAAATGAACTCAAGAACAAGGTTATCCTGATTGTGGACGGAAAGATAGCAGATGCAAACGGCTTTATCCTTATCAAAAAAGGCAAGAGCAAAGCGAGCTCAAGCACTGCATCTGATAAAAGCGAAGAGCCGACAGGCTAATTGAAAGGAGACCATTATGGCAGAAATGACGGAAGACGAACAGCTTAAAGAAGTTAAAAACTCGCTCGGGGTTACCGGCAACTATCAAGACGCGAGATTGCTTGGGTATCTGAGAGAAATTAAACAGTACTTGACGGATGCCGGAGTTCCGAAAGAAAATCTTTCGTCGTCTGTCGTGATGGGTGTTCTTTCAAGAGGTGTCAATGACCTTTTGTACAGCGGCGAACTGTCGGCCTACTTCAAAGAAAGAGTAATCCAGTTGAGTTACTAGGAGGTGACAGTATGGCATGGCAACCGAATTTACCATACGTTGTACCGGCGGAGCTTTTGAATCCAGTGGGCGAAACATTGGTAAAAGGCGTGAAACAAAAGCAGTACGGCGAAGGTGAACGCGTCTATGTGTCTTTCCGCACCTTTGGAGGCACAGAAAAGACATCGAACGGGCAGATTGTTGTCGAAAACACCGCAACGCTTGAGACGTGGTTCAGACCGGACATTACTCCGGCGAGCCGTTTCAAAATTAACGGGACAACGTATGAGGTATTAGGTACTCCGGAAAACATCGCTATGAAGAATCAGTACCTTGTAGCAAAGGTCAGAGCCGTTAAAGGGGGCGCGTGATGGCAAGGAAAGGCATGATTGACTTCTCCCAGTTGGAAGATTTAGCAGAAAAGTGGGAGAAAGCAGGAGGAAAGGTTGAACAGCTTGCAGAAAGTTGTCTGAAAGCGGCACACGAAGCGGTGACGCCGCCTATCGTGCAGGACATGACGAAGCACCACCGAACCGGAAGCACGCAGGAGTCCATCGTCACAAAAGCCGACGTGAAATGGGATGGCACCAAAGCCAATATCTCGGTCGGATTTGACATCAAACAAGGTGGATTACCATCTATCTTTTTGATGTACGGCACGCCGAGGATGAAAAAGGACACAAAGCTGTACGCTGATGTGTACGGAAAGAAAGCACAGGAACGAATCAAAAAAGCACAAGAGGAGACGTTTCAAAAAGGGATTAAAAAACTGCTAGGAGGCTGAAAATGGAAGATAAACTGATTGAAATATTATCACAATATGATTATCCGGTGATATTGCAGGGTTCCCTTGCACAAGGGGAAGAGTATCCGGAACATTTTTTTACATACTGGCAGAATCCGGGAGACGACTCCAGCTTTTACGATAACAAAGCGCATTGCGAACTTTACGACTATGATGTCAACTTTTACAGTACGGACGCTGCACTGGTATATAAAATGCCGGTGACGGTCAAGCAGGAACTTGTTAAGAATGGTTTTATCGTGCCGGGAACAGGGTACTCAGTCGCAAGCGACGAGCCTACACATACCGGGCGCGGTATCCATGTAATTTATAAAAAAAGAAATTAGGAGGAACAAAAAAATGAGTGATGAAAAAATCGTAGAATATCGTGGTATCAGAAACCTCGTGGTGGCACCGTTAAAAAAAGACACGAAAGACGAGCTCACTTATGATACACCGTTTGCTCTTGCAGGCACTTCGGAACTGTCAAAGGAAACCGAATCATCAAGTGATACTCACTACTATGACAACGAAGCGGCGATTGTTATTAACACAACCGGAGCAGATACGGTCAATGTCAATGTATCGGCGGTATCACTGAAAAATACATCAGCAATCACCGGGCAGAAATTCGACGAGAAAACCGGTGCACTGATTGAAGGAACGGCAACACCGCCATACATGGCTATGGGCTATATCACAGAAGATACAGACGGCAGAGAATACTATGTATGGCGCTTAAAAGGCAGATTCGGAAACCCGTCCGATTCACACAAGTCGAAAGATAATGGCACAGACGCAAACGGTCAGGAACTTGCCTACACTGGTGTAAACACACAGAAGAAATTCGTTGCAAACGACAACAAATCGGCAAAAGCAACGGTTGTTCCAGCTGACTCTTGTGGTATGTCTGAGGAGGAATTCTTTTCCAAAGTACAGACACCTGATGACATCATCAAAACGACACCGAGCGGCGAACAGACCCAGAACGCAGAGGAAAATCCGGCAGGCTAAGGAGGTAGCGCATGTTTAAGTTAAACATTTACAAAGAACATTCTCCCAAAGAAATCGAAAAGACGTACGAAACGGAAGAAATCCATGTGATGTATGGCACGCTTGAAGATATTGCTGCTGTGGTAAACTGCGATATTACTGAAAAGAACAACGCCATTACCATCGGCAAGACAGTTGTTCAGGCGATGCCGGTCATTAACGATTTACTGTTGACTATGTTCGACGGATTGACGCGCGAGGAACTGCGGCGCACAAGGCTCGAAGAGGTAATCAGCCTCATCATTGATGTGACGCTTTACACTGCGGATGAAATGCTGAACATTGGAGCAGACACAGAGGGAAACTAGAGCGGTGCGACGACGTAACAATCTATGAATCTATGTTTGAGATGGACGTAAGCCTTTGCCGGGTGTTTGGGGCACTTGACCCAATCCGGCTGAGGACTTACACGGGGAAAGAAGTATTTCTCCTCATGCGCCGGTTGCACCAGTACAACGTGAGAAATTATACAGAGGATGGAAAGCCAAAGCAAAAAGTATATCGCCGGAAAGCGACGAGCTGGTTTTAGAGGCTGCCGGGCGGTGCTCGGCGGCTTTTTTGAAAGGAAGATAGTATGGCAGAGGAAAACGTAACAACGAAAATTGGAATTGATATATCCGAGTTAAAAAAGAATATCACCGAAGCAAACCGCCGCATCCGGTCACTCAATGCGGAGTTTAAGAGCGCAACGGCGGGGATGGACAGCTGGAGTGATTCCACGGACGGGCTCGCGAAAAAAGTTGAACAGATGACCGGAATTGTGGAGCAGGAAAAGATTAAACTGTCGGCATTGGAAGAACAGTACAAGCAGATTGCAAATACGCAGGGAAAAGATTCGAAAGCCGCAGAAGAACTTTATATCAAAATGAAAAATCAAGAGGCAGCAGTCGGAAGAGCGTCAGCCTCTTTAAAAAAATATACGGAAAAATTAACCGAGACAACGAAAGAAGAACAAAAAAGCAAAGGAGCGTTCGCTTCTTTGGAAGAGGAGATATCGAATCAGGAAAAAGAACTTGACCGCCTGAAAGATGGATATAAAGATGCTGCCCTTGAGTTCGGAGAAACGTCAAAAGAAGCCAATGCGTTCCGTGGGGACATCCAAAAACTTTCCGGAGAACTTGCAGACAACAAAAGCAAAGCGGAACAGTTGCGTACGAGTACGAATAACTTGGACGAAAGTTTTGAAAAAACAAAACAGGCAGCAGAAAAAAGCGAAGATGGATTCAGTTCGGTAAAAGTAGCAATCGGTAATTTGATATCCGAGGGTATTAAAAAGATGACGCAGGAGGCAGTAGACGCCTTAAAAAGAATAACAGAAGAAACCCAGACGGCTTCAAATTCGTTTCAGGCCATTACGGGGGAAACCGATGCCGTCACACAAAAATTTTCTGATAAAATGAAAGAAATGTATAAAGATGGCTATGGTGAATCATTAAAAGACATCGGCGACAAAATGGCATATGTCAAACAGGTTACAAAAGAGACAGATCCGTCAAAGGTCAAAGAACTGACAGAGAACGCAATAGCCCTAGAGGATACCTTTGGTTCGGATTTTCAGGAGACCATCCGAGGCGTAAATGGATTAATGACGCACTTTGGTACGGATTCAACGAAAGCGTTTGATTTGTTTGCAAAGGGTTCACAAAAGGGATTGGACTATACGAACGAATTAGGGGATAACGTGGCAGAGTACGGCGGCAACTTTAAACAAGCTGGGTATACTGTCGAAGAATACTTCCAGTTACTTGCAAACGGCACGAAGAACGGCGCCTATAACCTTGATAAAGTAAATGATTCTATCAACGAGGTCAAGAACAAGCTCGGAGACGGAAGCATTGAAAAAAATATCGGTATATTCAGCAAGGATACAAAAAAATCTTTCAAAGCATGGAAAGACGGAAAAGGCACCATGAAAAAGGTGATTGATTCGATCGTAAAAGATATTAATGGATGTAAAAATGAACAGAAAGCGTTGACGATGGCGTCCACAGCATTTGGAACAATGGGAGAGGACGCCAACTTGAAGGTGGTTAAGTCGTTAAAGAGTACCGGCAAAACGTTCAAAAAGGTACAAGGCTCTGCGGAAAAGTTAAAAGAAGTAAAGTATGACGATGTGGCGACAAAATTTAAAAATATAGGGCGTACGGTTCAGCTTGACTTGTTTGTCCCTCTGGCAGAAAAATTACTCCCTAAAATTGAACAGTTAGCAGATTATGCAATCAAACACATTGACGGAACAGAGCGCGCAATCGCGATATTGGGCGGCACGATGGGATTGGTATTTGCGACGGCTAAATTTGTAAAGCTATATCAGACGTTACAGACCATATACAAGGCTTTTATTACATTAAAGACGGCCATAGCATCGACCGCGGCAGCGCAGAAAGTATTAAATCTAATTCAAGCGGCCAGTCCGATGGGACTGCTTGTGGCTGGAATTGGAGCCGTGGTGGGGGGATTGGCGTTATATGCGGCAGCAACCAAAGCAGCGACTGACGAAACGGACAAAGTAAGCAAAGCAGTAGATGAATCGGCAAAATCTTATCGTGATATGAAAAAAGCTACCGAAGAATCTATGAAAAACGTTCAAAGTCAATTTAGCTACTACGATCAGTTAAAGACGGAACTTGACAACATTGTTGACAAAAACGGGAAAGTCAAAAAAGGGCAGGAAGATAGAGCAAAATTTATCGTAAACACCCTCAATGATGCGCTTGGCTCTGAAATAAAAATGACAAAGGGCGTAGTAGAAAACTATAAGTCAGAAAAGAAAGCACTCGACAAATTACTTGTCAGTAAGGAAGCCGAAGCAATTCTGGAAGCAAACAAATCGGATCGCGATAATGCAAATAAAGAAAAGGCAAAAGCATTCGAGAAATTGAGTGCTGCTCAAAAAAAATACAAAAAGACGACGGACGACTTGGCCATTGCTCAAGAAGAATACAACAAAATTAACAATACGTCTATTGAAGACTATGTAAAAGCTGGCGGAACGGTTGAAACGTATAACCAAGAATTATACAATGCGAATGAAAAAGTACAGTCTTTGATGGATAAACAATATGAACAAAACAAAACGGTGGAAAACGCAGAGGATACATGGGTGGGTTATAATGCGACAATTCAAAATTACGAAGGACTTTCCGCTGCAATTATCTCAGGAGATACAAAGAAGATAAATAAAGCTGTTCGGAATATGACAAACAACTTTGTGACGGCGGAACAAGGAAACGAACGCATCCTTAAACAACAAGTCAAGGACATGAAAAAGAAATATAATGACTTGAAAGATGCTGTCAAGAACGGAACGCCGGGAGTCACACAAGAAATGGTTGACGGGGCGAAACAAATGGTTACAAAAGCGGAGAAAGAACTTAAAAAGTCAGAGAAAAAAGCCAAAAAGTCCGGACAAAAGACGACAAAAGAATACAAAGAAGGTCTGGAACTTGGAAAAAACAAAGCCGGAAAATCAGCGGAAGACATTTCAAAGCTGGTTGAAAAGAAAATGAAGGGTATCAAATCAAAAGAAGCAGGCGAAAACTTTGTAAAAGGTTTGAAAACCGGAATGGAAAAAGGAAAACAGAGCAGTGGCCTAATAGCAAAGGTCGGAAAATTGGCGGATAATATGCTGTCGAAACTTAAAGAAAAGCTCGAAATCCATTCCCCATCAAAAAAGACAGAAGAAATTGGTAAGTACTTCACCATCGGTACCGCTAAAGGTATCGAAAAGGCATATGATGCTGTAGGAAGAGCCGTTACAGCATTAGCAAAGAAATCTTTGTCCCAGCTTAAAAAGGCAAATAAGACGGGCAAATACGAAGACATTGGCACAAAGGTTTCGGAAGCGTATGCGAACGGCATCACGAAGCAGGAGCAGAAAGCAGAGAAAGCAGTCAAGAAACTTGTTGACCGGGCAGTAAAAAAAGCACAAAAGGAGACGAAAAACAAAAAGTCAAAGGAGAGCTTTAAAAAACTGGGTGAGAATTTGGCGGAATCTTTCTCGACAGCGTTTTCGAAGGCGGCAGAAAAAGCGGCGGAGAAGGTACAGAAAAAGATAGAATCCATGACCTCGTCCGTACAAGAAAAGTACGACGCTGTAAAAGACCTGCAGGATGACTTGCAGAGCAGATTATCAAGTGGTGATTTATTCACAAAAGATGATGACGGAAAGATTACGCTTGCTGATTTCAAATCAGAAACGGCGAAGATAATTCAGTACGGTAAGAACATGGAGACGCTGAAAAAAACACTTTCTTCTGAATTAATGACGGAAATTGCCGCCCTTGATACATCGGATGGACTTGATTTGACAACGAAGTTGCTGTCATTAAACAGCCAAGAACTCGCGGCATATAACAAAGCATATACGGATAAAATCAATGCATCGAAAAAAGTGGCAAACACTTACTATGCGGAACGCGTAAAACAAATCAAGGACAATTACACAAAGCAGGTCAAAGCGGTGATGGCAGGACTGGAGAAGCAACTTGAAAACATCGGAGAAAATGCAATGAAAGGATTTGTAAAAGGGTTCAATTCAAAGAGTGCGGAACTGAATAAGTCGGCGAAGCAGTTAAAAAAGACATTGGTGAGCAGTATCAAAAAAGAACTGGGAATCCACTCACCATCCAAAGTAATGGACAGAGAAGCAGGTGTATTTATTATACCGGGATTAACAAAAGGTATTGAAAGAAAACTCCCGGCACTCCAGCAGATGATGCAGAGGGTACGAGAAAACGTGGTAAATCCGATGAAGAACGCCGCCACTACGGCAAACTTGGATGTGGCCGCAAGAGGAGCAAGGAGTATCGAGAAAGCGGCAGCAGCCACAACGAATACATACAACTTCTACCAGACGAACAACAGCCCGAAAGCGTTGAACCGGTGGGATATTTACAGACAGTCAAGGAATTTACTGGGAGGTGTAAGCAATGTTTAAATTTAGCGTACAAAACGACAAAGGCGAGGCGCTGGAACTGACAGACAACCCGAACTATAACGTTGTCAAGGTTACCGGACTGACACCGGCAGGATGTACCATCAACACGGCAGCAGTAACCGGGATGGACGGAGAAGAACTCAACTCCATCCGTATCAATAAACGCAACATCACGATAACGATTATTCCGGAGTATCCGATTGAGGAAAACCGCAATGCGCTGTATCGATATTTTCCGGAAAAAAAGAAGATTAGACTGTTTTATGAAAATAGCACTAGAAGCGTATATATCGATGGTTATGTAGAAAGCATGGAGATAGATTTATTTGTAATGAGGGAAACATTTCAAATATCCATACTATGTCCGAATCCGTTTTTTGCCGATACGCAGGAAACGGGAGTGTTCTCATGCGTTCCGGAGATACCATTGCTTGAATTTCCGTACTCCGCCGAAGATATGGAAATGTCTGAAATTGCTACGGGCGGCTTCACACTGAATAATCCGGGAACGGTGCCATCTGGAGCACTGTTCCACATATCGATTACAGCGCCGACCGAAAGTCTTACGATATACACAGACAGCGGATTCTTAGGTATAAAAGAACCCTTAGAAGTGTTTGACAACATATATATCCGGACGGCGACGAAAGAAAAAGCGATATGGCTAGAACGCGGCGGAACGGTGACGAATCTTTTACCGAAACGTATCTCCGGCATGACATGGGCGCAGGTAGAACCGGGAGCCAATCATTACCGTGTTGAAGTGGACACACCGACCGGTTACATCATGGATGTAACGTATCGAGTACTGTATGAGGGGGTATAACATGATTGTTTATATTACAGACGAAACGCTGACGGAAATTGGAGTGATCGACCACGGCAGTGTCATATGGACGCAAAAGTATAATGATTTAGGCGAATTTGAAATCACAGTACCGGCAACGCTTGAACTGCTGAATCTGTTCCGCTCCGGAGTATTTGCATTAAGAGAAGAATCGAAAAGCGTGATGATGATCGAGAAAATTCAAACGAAGACAAATCCGGAGTCGGGAGATTATATTGTGGTGACCGGGCGAAGTACGGAGGCGTTGTTAAATCGCCGTATCGTCTGGGAACAAACAAATATCGATACGGATATTGGAGCGGCAGTGAGGTTATTGATTGAGCAGAATGTGACAGACGCCACGGACACAAACCGAAATATCCCATTGCTAAATATCGGTACCATCGAGGCAGCAGGGCAAACCACGCAGAGACAGCTTCGAGGCGTATACATATATGACACCATAAAAGAAATGATGGACTTGGCAAAGATGGGCTTTCGCATACGCCGTTCTGGGCGCGTGCTGTATATGGATTTATACCACGGCAAAAAAACAGAGGTAATATTCAGCCGGGAATTTGATAATCTAGCACAAATGGAATATGCGGCGGACAATACAGACTTCCGGAACACGGTGCTCGTGGTTGGCGAAGGCGAGGGAACGGCTCAAAAAACAACAGCCATTTGCGCCGGCGCAACACTTAACAGGTGCGAAATGTATCTGGATAAAAGTTCTTCAAGTACAAACGAAGGAACCATCACGGACGAAGAGTATCAGAAAACACTTCAGGGCGAGGGAACGACAGCACTTGCAGAAAAGAAAACCGCGGAAACGGTAACGGTAGAGATTGACCCGGACGGAATCTTTCGATATGGACCCGATTTCACCTTGGGAGACATCGTGACAGTCATAGACCCGTACGGTGATAAAGTGGCCGTTCGGGTGTCGCAAATCACAGAAAACAACGACGAGAACGGAAACAATTTCGTACTCAGTTGTGAAAAAATATAAGGAGGCAACAAGATGGTTAAATATGGTTTTTTTAATTCAATGGAAGGCGACCGTGTATACAGTGCGGAAGATTTAGCGTGTATGTACGACGGTCTTGTATCAGACGGAGTAATCCGCGGGCTGGGCGCACAGCTAGAGGTGACGGCGTGCGACAAAATGCAGGTACTTATCGGCACCGGCAAAGCTATCGTTGGAAGAAAGTGGATATGGAACACGGAGCAGTTAGCACTTACCATTCCACCGGCAAACGAAAGCAGTGTACGTCTTGACCTGATTGTGGCACGCGCGGACTTTGTGAACCGCAAAGTATCTTTTGAGGTAGTCAAGGGTGATGATATTGGAAGTCTGCCGAAACCGGTGGACACATCAACAATCAAGGAAATACCACTGGCGATGGTATCAATTCCGGCAGCAGCTACAAAAATTAAGACGGAAAACATCCATGATTCCCGCGAATTTGCGACTGTTGACAATCTGCAAAACTCGGCCGTGGAATACAAAAGCAGCAAAGGCGCGGTTTTTGTATCTCAGGAAGCGGAAAGCAGTGCGACCAAGTTTTATGAGAGACCGGATTCGCAGGTAATCGTAAATGTGGTACAGATAAACGGAAACAAGATTGTTGACGTAACGGCGAAAAACATTGACATATGGATGGAGAAAGGAAAGGCTTATGAAATCAAGCCTCTGATGCCAAGCGGTGAGTTGTATCAAATTCCGACAAATGCCACGGTGATACAGATATACGGAAATGGAGACGGTCAGGTTAATTATATAGGTCCGGGAGTAGACAGTTCAGACGACAGAACGTACTTCGGTTTAATTACGCATGAGGGAAGCACGACAGGAAACAAAATCAGACTGTCGGCGCTTAAAATAAGTTATATGCTACTGAACAAGAAACAAAAATTGACGTACTAAAAAAGAGGGGCTTCCCCTCTTTTTTAGTAGAATCCAAATTTGTAAATCGAAAGAATTGCAATCGCTATACAAAGAACAACAGTAAATAAATCAGAACCGCGTATCTTTTTCTTGCCGGCTGTTTTCCTGACTTTCAGTGGGGCATATGACCGGTACCGATGCATTTGAATCAAAGCATATACAATCTCAAGCATCGCAATAAAAAAGAAAATGAAATGTGTTACACCAAAACGCCATGTAAACAGCGAATGAATTAAAGTCCCGAGTATAAACCCAATACCACAATAAAAATAGGAATGAAACCCAATGTATTTTCTTTGACGTTTACTGAAATAACTTGTCATGCAATCACCTCGCTAAATGTTGTTATTTAGATGCTTTCTTAATAGTTATATGATACCACTTGTTTTCATAAAATGAGCTAATAAAATAATTATTAACAGTGGTTTCGTAGTTATCGTCGATTAAATGGGAATCAATTGATTCATAGTCAATGGTAGTATCAAGAGAAGCTAATGTAAAATTTACGGTTACTAAATATATTGAATTAGTAACATCTGTTGCTGCCCTTTTTTTGCTATAAAGAGCACCGGGACCTCCTGTTACTATAATATTTGTTATTTTATTGTTTGCGTCATAGTCAACTAATAACTCTGCTTGTTCTTTATATCTTGTTGAATTGATGGTGTACGAATTCAAATAAATACCATCGTTAGGAATGTTGTCGACGGTACTTTCCTCGAAAGTACAGTATTCGTCTAAAGCGGAAAACAGATTTTTTAAATTCGTTATAAAAGTATCGAGGTCGGCGAAAGAACTTGGTCTGTCTGGTTTCATAGCCTCTTTTGTTTCTTTGTCATCCTTAATTTCTTCTAAGTCAGACATTTCGTTTTTATATGATGCAAAATTATCGTCTTCTGTTTCTTGAGACAACTCAAGCACGATGTTACCATATCGTAACCGATGAGAAGATGGCTTTGAAGTTTCACAATACTTCTTTGCATTGCGGTCTGAATTAAAAGTAATACATTTGTTTGGAACGTCTTGTCCGGTGCGGTCGACCCATGTGGCTACTGTAGTATTTCCGCAGGAAGGTTCTGAAACAGTTCCTTTATCGGTTATATCATTCATGAAAATTACAGATTTATCCAAATAGCGTACGATGTCAATGGCGGTAAAATCAAAAGTTTTGTGTTTGTAATGCCGATATCCGAAGAAAACAGCGAAAGCTGTAATCAAAACAAGAATAATCGATAATTCGATAAAAATTGGTTTCTTCTTGGTTGAAAGTGTTCGCTTGTTTGTTGATTCGGGTGTGTTTGCTTCGGATGAAACAGAAGTGTTATCGACAAGAGATGGTTGTTCAAGTTCAGGTTTTTGTGGAGTAATTTTTTCTCCGCAGTGATTACAAAATGTTGAGTTATCAGGTATTTCTTTGTTACATTTAGGACATATCATAATATCTCCCTCCTCGCTTTCTATTGGTATTTTATGCCAAAATTTTATCATAGCTTTAGGTAAAAGTAAACAAAATTTATATTTTTAATAAAAATCCACCATAGTGGATGAGATATGTGCTACTATAGCGAAAGAATCTCGCTCAAAGTGGGTATACTACTCGTGGAGGTGGCTAGGATGCGCTGCGAGAACCATATCAAAACCAAGCGAACAGGAAGGGGGTACACGTTGGCAAAACTTGAAAAACTGTCCGGAGTGTCGGATTCTCATATCAGTCAATTAGAACGGGGGCAGGAACAGCCATCGCTTGAAGTGGCATATCGGCTATCAAAAGCTCTTGAGTGTGAGATTTTGGAACTATTTGAATTTTACGAATAAGAAGGGAGAGAAGTTAGAACTTGAACAAACAAAGCACAAGTACAAATATAGGGTACAAGGAGAAAATTATAGAAATGGTTCAAAAAATGAATAACGAGGAGTATTTATTCAAAATATACCACTACATAATTCCTAAATTCAACAAAGAAAACAAAGAAGCCGGCAATTAGTCCGGCTTCTTATATTTTTCTGCCATTTTGCGGGCGGTTTTTCTAAGCACTTCCTTACTATCTTCGTCAAGCTCCATGTAAACAGTAATAAAAGACTTGATAAAATCATCGTCAGAGTCGTCCAACTCGGAAAGTATCTCACTAAAGGAACCGTCTCTTTGCTTGAACATATCACCGACGCCGTTTCGGAGCCAGTCCTCGTTGACGTGAAATTCCCGGCAAATGTCGGAAATGGTTCTATCTGATGGGATTTTAGTTCCTATTTCTACCTGCGCAATGAAGTTTCTTGAAAGTCCTATTTTTGAAGAAAATTCAGCTTGCGTTGCCTTTAACACTTTTCGTAATTCTTTTATTCGCTCGTTCATCGGTCTTCCTCCTTTCAATGATACTATACATCAAAAAAGTCCCCAAGTCAACAAAAAAGTATTGACAAGTAGTTACTAGGGGACTATAATGTGTTTACAAGGTCAACAAGAAAGGGGTGAAAAACAATGGCTAATAAACCAGTAATAACACAAGAGGAACAGGAAGAAATCAAAGAATTTGTATCTATCTTGCTTGTATTAAGTAAAGAAGATAGAGCGATTCTTTTATCAAACGCCGGCGCATTAAAAGCGCGGCAGGATTTAGCAAGAAAGGAGTGAGGATAAATGTTGAGAATGAATCAAGAGGAAGAAAAAAACACCCTCATTAACAGTATAACGAGAGACGACCCCAAAATGCGAGCGAGAGCATTTTTATCAAGACTCTCACAAAAAGAACTGGAAATCATTGATAATATCGTTGAAAAAGCGAGAAGAAAAAAGTGCAAACGATGCAGAGAATTAAACAAGGCAATGGAAATGTATGAGGGATTCCGGTGGCAAGGATATTCGGATTATAGCATGTATTACGACAGGAAAACGGAGGAAATCGTAATCCCGGAAGAAATGCTGATGTACTTTATAAAACTGGCAAACCCGGAGCAGCCGGAGAGAAAAATACGGCTGGTGAAATTGATTAAGGACGAGAAAAGCGGTGTATGAATTAGGAGCATCCACACACCGCGAAAAAAAATTAAGGGATTAGTTTTGATAGAAAACTAACAACATCCTTTAATCCATTAGAGAAACGCTGTTCCATATGTATGATGGTTTTATCGGAAATAGTGACATTATAGACAGTATTGTTATAGTTCATACAAGATAGATAACCGGCGTTTTTCAGTGAACAACACAATGAAACAATTTTATCAAGACTATATTCTGGAAAAATATTTTCTTGAATAAAAGAGGCATCGGAGAAGACTCGCGCCTTATCAGATGGCAAGGCGGGCTGTCTACATAAGAACTCTTTGTATAAAGAGGTGATGAAATGGTGTTGTTCCTTAGTGAGGTCGTCCATGCAAATCCTCCTTCCTATGCGTATTCAACCGTAGCGGGGTTGTAATTACCATTATAAGAAAAGGACGGAGAAAAGCAAGAAAGGAGCAAGAATGGAAAGAAACAGAGAGGTGTACATAATCGTTGATGCGTTGTTGAGAAATAACGTAATACAAGAAAAAGATGCGAAAAAGGCAGGTGTGGCCGTAAAGGCTGCAATGAAAACGATTAGAAGTGAAAGGTATACAAGAAAGGTAATAGAAAGATGAGCGAAGACAAAATGATTTTGCATTTATCTCAAAACGATAAAGGTGAAAACGAAATATGGTTGGATGGAAAAAGGTTGAAGAACGTAGTCGGATACAAAATTGAAAGTACGAATCCATTGGCCGGTGTAATGCTTTCGCTTGAAGTAATGGTAGAACTTCCAGAAAGAAAAGTATAAGGAAGGAGTAAGAAAATGATGGAGATTGTTTTATTTATACTTTTATTTTAGCAACATTCAAGGCACTCTTGTACAAAATGAGTATGCTCGCAATACTTGAGTATTATGTAGAGCAAGGTGCGAGCATACCGGAAAAAGAGCAAATCCAAGAATACCAAACAAAAGTATTGAAGAAATGGCTGCATATCAAATCACCAAGTAATCTTTGAAAGGAGTAGACATTGGAGTTAAAAGAATTGTGCGAGCAAACACTGTGTATATTTGAAATTTCAGATATTAAAGACCTGCAATCAAAATTATTTGAATGTGTAAAAAATAATGACGTAAAAAAATATTCACAATTTCATTCGCTGGTAGGAGATTTGTCCACGGACTGGCTTCAAAAGATTTTCCAATATTACTATGCGGACAGAAAAGAGAAAATGCAGGACTATACGCCTAAAAGCCTCGCCGAGCTTATTAGTAAACTTGTGGGAGACAATGACACAATTATTGATATGTGTGCAGGAAGTGGAGCGTTAGCGATTCAAAGGTGGAATCTTAATCATGATTCAAAATTTATACTTTATGAATTTGACGAAACAGTGCTGCCGTTTCTGCTTTTTAATATGGCACTCAGGAATATTGACTGTATTGTGCTACATTCCAATGTTTTGTGGCAAGAAACGTATCATACATACAAAATATACCAGGGTAAAATTTATGGAACATTTAGAGAGATAGAAAACTATACTGCGGAACTGGAAGGGATATCTTTAATATCAAATCCACCGTATAACGTGAAGTGGGATATTCCGCCATTTGCACAGATACAGCCGCGGTTTTGTGAGTGCGAAGTGCCACCAGAAGGAAATGCGAATTTTGCGTTTATTCTTACAGCACTCTCAATGATTGATGGCAAAGCCGTGTTTTTGCTGCCTTGTAGTGTTTTGAATACAACAAATAAAAAAGAGTCTGCGATAAGAAAATACCTTGTGGATAAAAACCTAGTGGAATCCGTAATTATGTGTCCACAAAACATGTTTGAAGCGACGAGCATAGCGACTTGCATTATTGTATTTAATAAGAAAAAAAGCACTACAAAAACAGAAATTGTTGATGCAAGAAATATTTGCGAAACGGAAGCAAGAGAGCAAAGGGGGCAATATGGCTCAAAAGCACATACGAATAGAGTTTACAAAAAGAATGTAAATGTTTTTTCGGATGAAAACATGCAAAAAATAACCTATGCAATAGAGAATCAAAAGACGGAAAAAGATTTTTCTGTATGTGTATCCGTCAGAGATATTTCAACGCACAACTACCGGCTTGATGCGAGTTGCTATTTTGAAATTGATGTAAACAACATCCCAGTACATAGAGATTATTCAGATATCGTAAATGACATAAACAGGATAGTTGCTGAAAAAAATGCTTGCAAACTTACAATCAACGAAAGTCTGGCTAAATCATTAGGCTTTGATGTTGAACTATACAAAGCGAAACAAGAGATCAGTGGGTTAAACGAATTGTTGCAGAAATTAGGCGCTAGTGCACTTGTGGAGCAAAACTATTTTATGACGTCAAAGAAAAAGAACGAAATCAGATTTGAAAATAATAGCAAAGATATTTTATCAAGTATTCTGGTCTTGATTTTGAACAATTGGAAGCAACACATTTTTTATCTAAATCAAGAAGAAAATAGATATTTGGCAGAGCTGCGGGATGCTTTGCTGCCGGAATTGATGTCGGGAAAAATAGAAGTATAGCAGAAAAGCAATGCATAAGCGTTGCGATATGGAAAAGCAATGGAAACAAGTTGCGTTTCTAAAAAAAAGGGGGTGAAAAAATGCCACGAAAAAAACTTCCGAAACAGTACGGAATTAGCGAATTTCGATTCAGGGAACTGTATTACTACACATTACAATACCCGGAATGGGAAAAGGCGTACCTAGCCGGGAAAAAATCTCCAGAGGAACTGGAAAGCCTCCGGAGAAAGATGGATGAAATCGACATCCTTTGTCTGAGGGCAGAGGAGGGGCTGGCGGAGTATATCCGCGCCGGCGTCATATGGAAGGATATGACGTATACAACACTGAGAAGTGTATTCGGTATTCCATGCGACAGGAACACATATTACAAATACCGCCGGAAGTTTTACTGGCTTCTGGATAAGGAAAGGAAATAGAGCACCAGCTGAAGAGGAACGTTAGTTCAATGGAGGAACAGCCGCCTCATAAGCGGAAAGCCCGGGGTTCGATTCCCCGACGTTCCATTACAAAAAAAGAAAGGAGGACAACATCGTGAAACGAAAAAGAAAAGAGAAATTCATTCAGGCGATAACAGTGGCCGCAATGATGGCATGGATTATCACGGCGCGTGAGGTCCATAGTCTTCGGATGCAGGAGATTATCGTATTTGTAACATCGACAATATGGCTTGCGTTATTTGTTGCAGCCAACAGAAAGATATGGAGGTAAAAGATATGAAAATAATTCTTGGAAAGATTTTCTGGAATGCGATTTGTTTGAATCGCAAGAAAAATATAACCGCGTTCGTGTGTTATCACGGCAACACGGACTGTATCTGCGTAACAGTAGAAAACAAAGGTGTACAAGTCTACCAGAACAAAGTTTTTGCGAAAAATCGCAAAAAGCTGAAGGAGATGGCGGAGCACTTGCGGATAATGAGGGATTTCAATGAGACAAAGTGATTACTCAGACGGAACACCGATTACGTTTCCGTTCTTCATATGCACGTGCCCGAACGGGCATACATACTGGTCGGTGACACCACAAGAGTGGTGTAGCCGCTGCGGCCAGAAAGTCGACTGCCAGTTGGCAAACGACAAAAAGAAAGCGGCCGGCAATTAAGCCAGCCACTTTCAAGAAAATGGTATACAAAAATCTAACATAATCAGTATACCATTTTTCGCACCGAAAAGCAAGAGAAAACGGACATTTTGAGCCGTTTTTCACACTTGCTCAAGGTATTATTTTCAGAACCACGGAGGTGCGGTTGATGCCGTATATTGAAAAGACAACAAAGGCAGGGAGGACAGTGTTGATTGAGCGCTGCTATTCATCACACATCCATCCGCCGGGAGAGAAAAGAGAGAAAAAAGAGAAAAAAACAAGTGAGGCGCAAGAAAAAGTCAACCTGCGAAAAACTATCACAGAATTAACTATCCTGATGAATGAGAATTTTCAACCGGGAGACTACCACGTGACACTCACATATGCGCCGGATGAACGTCCGGAAGATTTGAACGGAGCGAAAACAGATAGAGAACGTTTCCTCCGCCAGTTGCGCCGGCGCATGAAGAAAGAAAACGAGGCATTTAAGTATATCCTCGTTACGGAAATCGGAAAGCGGGGAGCTCTTCATCATCACATGGTGATGAATCGAGTTCCTACAGAGTGGATTCGCCGACAGTGGGAAAAAGGCAGGATTGACATTCGCCCACTGGATGATACCGGACAGTATTCACGGCTTGCGGAATATTTTGCAAAGTACAAGCTGCAATTTAAGCGGAACGGCGGCAAAGGTCGCGCATGGACACACAGCACAAACCTACGCCGTCCGGAAACAAAAAAGCGAATTATCACAAACCGGAATTGTTTCCGTCAGGAGCCGAGAGAAAAAAACGGCTACTGGATTGATAAAGGTACCGTGTACGCCGGTATCTCGGAACTGACGGGATGGGGATTCATGCGGTATATCCTAGTGGAAAACGACGGAAGGAGGGGGAGCCCGTGAAAGTAAATATCTACATAACAACAAAATTTCACGGAAAAATCCCATGCGGCACCGGCACGTATGCAATATTGCTGGAGGCGGTAATCAGTGGAAAAGCGTATCGCAAAATCCACGTGTCAGCATGGAAAGAGCTGTCCTTTCAAAAATTGGCGGTGCGAGCACTGGTGGAAGCGGTGCACTACATGAATGAACCAAGTCAATTAGTAATTCAATGCGATTCGCCCTATGCCGTCAACGTGACAAACTCCGGAACGGCGGACGGAAAGAAATATGAAAAGATGTGGCGAGAGTATTTTACTATGACGGCACGAATGGAAAAGGTAACCGTGATTTTTAACAAGGAACATAAATACAGAAAGTACCTTTTGAGACAGATTTCAAAAGGCGGCTATCGAACAAAAACAGACAAGGAGTGATAACTATGTTTGAAAAATTTGGAGAGTTTGATTCATGCGAAGAGATTAACATGGCGGCGCAAGGCTTGTACGAAGAGGGCGATACAAAAAGCCTTCACGCTCTCGCAAAAGAAAACGGACTGGAGGACATGCTGGAGATTTATCTCGAACAGACACCTGATGACATTACATCCGGCGAAGTATGGTTGTGTGACCCAATCTCCGCCGCCATCGGAAAGTTAAAAGTCGAGCAGAAAGAGGCATCTAACTGGAGTTTTTTGGCAGATGATGTAGTCGGCTATTTGATGGGAAACTGTGATGATGAGGTGTTTGCGAGGGCGGTCAGAAAGAAAGGAAAGCGCATCGAAAAAGCGGCCGAACTGGTGGCAGAGGAGTCAAAAAAACACAAAGTTATAATACCGGGAGGCGGCGGAACGTGTAACTACTGCGGACCGATGCAGGGGTATCAGATTATCAAGAAGTATTATCAGGAGGCTTAATCATGGCGGGAAAAAAGGATAGAATTGAGCGGATCAATAGCCAAGCAGTACCTCTCCCTAAAGCCTTTATCGACTGGATGGATAGACGGATGCCGAGATATATCATTTACGAACCGGGAAAAACAGAAGGAAAGTGTACCGGGTGTGAAGCGGTGTCGCAGTATAAAAAACTGCGTATCAATGGGAGATACACATGCCCGGCGTGTCACAAGAAAGCGACAGCTAAAACAAAAAAAGATGATAGTCAAACAGGACTCAAGGAAGTTTATCTATGTGCAAAAGATAAATAACGGTGTGATGGTACGATTTATTGAACGAATATATCATTTTTCCGGAGAGGGAATTGCTGCGAAAGAATGCGAAGAAAATCTTCGCGGAGCAGTGGAAAAAGGAAGACGTCAATATTGGTATGAGAACGTGCCGAGATGGACATATCATGGTTATACGTACGGGTGGCAGGAGAATCCTTCCTGTTGGTCGTCAAAGAGCGCAAATAATCCGCTGTATCACTGGCAATCGAGGAAGCCAATTCGTAATGTTCCAGAAGTATATCAAAGGAACCTAAGAGGAATCATAAACGATAGCAATTTGAGATGGTTTAGTGATGAAGGAAAGGAATTGATAGGAAAGATATACGCGAGAAAACGATACAGACTTTATGTGTCTGCCTTTATGGATGTGTATGAAGCACTGCACCGGTGGCCGTGTCTGGAAGCACTGTACAAGGTCGAAATGAAAGAATTTGTCGAAGGTTACATTACAAGGATGAGAAATTATAATATGAAGCTGAACAAGAAGGAAACAAAACCACATAAGATACTGGGTATACCAAAAGAGTTGTATCGTGCTTTGCCACAAAATACCAACCAAACTTATGTCGAAAAGGCAAAAACGCTTTATGAATACACAAAAAATATAACGCTGATACGCTTGGTGATTGAAAGACTGAGTGTGGAAGACATCCGTTTGTTTTTTAAAGCGAATCACATGAAAGTAGAAAAAACACTTCGGTACATCAATAAGGTAGAAAACGTGTATATATACAAGGACTATCTACATATGGCGAGAGAATTCGGAAGTGACATGACGGACGAATTTGTGCTTTATCCGAGAGATTTGGACGCGGCACATGATGCGATGATAGAAGTAAAGGTGGAAGCAAGACACAAAAAGGAATTAAAAGAAGCGCAAGAAAAAGATGAGGACTTAAGGAAAATATACAAAAAAATAGCAAAAAGGTTTTCCTATGAAGACGATGCATTCATTTTGCGTCCGGCTAAAACTAAAACAGAAATAGTCAAAGAAGGGCAGACACAACACATCTGTGTGGGAATGGCAGGTTATGCAGAGAAAATGATAAGGGGCAGCAGTTACATTTTGTTTTTACGGAAAAAGACGGAACCGAACACCCCGTTCTACACGGTAGAAATCACGCCGGAGTACAAAATTGTCCAGCGTCACGGAAAGTACAACAAGGAAGGAAAAGAAGTGACGGCCGTGGATGTCTTCCTGGAAAAATTCAGAAGGGAGGTGGGGCACGTTGAGGTCAATCATGCAGTTGGGGAATGACTGGAATTTTTGTTACTTGTGTGGCAGAAATCACACAGCAGACCCTTGTGGTTTAGAAACGCATCACGTGTTTGGCGGACCGAATCGAAAATATTCGGAACGATACGGCTTAAAAGTGAGACTGTGCGGCGAACGATGCCACCGAAATGGTGCGAACTCAGTACATAGAAACCATCAAGTGAATTTGTCTCTAAAGGCAGCAGGACAAAAAGCCTTTGAGAGTCAGCACGGCACCCACGAGGACTTTATGAAAATCTTCGGAAAAAATTACATCTAGGCACCTCTGGCTTGAATATCACGGCGAGCCATGTTAAAACCTCCCGGTTAAAAGCCGGGAGGAAATAAAGGAGAAGAAATGAAACAGGACATAAAAACAGCAGTGATTGAACTGCTCACTGACTTAATCAAATGGATAGGAGGCAATAATGGAACAGATAACAATAGTATTAAATGACATGGAAGATGTCAAAAGGGAAATTGACAATTGCCAGCGCAAGGCAGTAAAGAGCGTTGTCGAACTTGGGTACATCTTGAGAAAAGCGGATGATGCCGAACTCTTCCGCGAAGCTGGCTACTCCAGCATATTCAAATTTGCAGAAGCGGAATATGGTTGGAATCAGTCACAGACCTCGCGCTTTATGGATATCAATAGAGAGTTTTCGAAGGATGGCTATTCGACTGAACTCCAGGAAAGATATACTGGCTACGGTCAGGCAAAACTTTCAGAAATGCTTACGCTTCCGGATAACATTCGAGAGGAACTTTCTCCGGACATGAAACGAGAAGACATCCGAGAAGTGAAACGGCAAACAAAACAGGCAGCAGAGCAGGAAGCAGAATCTAACTTTGCGGCCACGGTGTCATTTGAATCGACGGACAACAATTTCCTCACGGATTCAATTAAAACCTTACTGGGACAGAAAGAATTCGTGGATAAATTTAGAAACTTATACCCGCACTTTACACGAATGATGAGCACGGGAACCGTAGATACCGAAGCGGTAGCGATGGCGGTATCAGGTACCGGATTTGGTTTTACAAGAGCCGGTGCGTACATGTATTTCTTTAAGGACACGGAGTTGCGTATCACAAAGGGAATGCAGAAAAAAACATACTCATACGAGGAGTTCATCAAGTCGGCGGCGGCAATTAGAAATCCATCCGGATTATCCGCAGAGGAATGGTATGAAAAAGTGTTCGGCATACCGTTACCAGTGGAACAGAAGAAAGAACCACCAAAGCCACAGAAAAAAGAGCCGCCAAAACCGAAACCGAAAAAGCCGGTCGTAGAGCGAAAAAACGTTGATTCGGAACAACCGGAAGAGCCAATTGAGTGTGAAGGGCAGACAGAAATTGGTGAATTTGCGGAAAAAGAGGAAATCGGCAGCAGTAAAACAGAAGGAAACAACGAAAACTCGATATCGGACAAAGATTTTGAAGAGCCAGTTGCGCCGGCGCAAGAAAAACAACTGTGTAGCTTTTGTGAAACTGGTGGTTATATTACTTCGGATGATGGTGCAACTACACTGACCATATTAAAATTACTGGACGACAAAGGAAATGTAAAAGTAGAGATGAGGGATGTGTCGGGAAAAGTAAGATTCAATCGTTGTCCGATGTGCGGGAGGTGTTTTGAATGAAAACAAATCATAGAGAAGAACGACAGGAAAAGGTATACATCACAAAGGAACAGTTGACGCCGTCCCGGTTAATGTTAAAAGCCGGAGATGTGATTTATATTTATAAGCCGGCACCGATTGGTGAGAGAGTAAAAGGTTTTGAACGCAGAGTACCGGCACAGATTGTGAAACTGTATAGAAATCATGCTCTGTGTGCTGTAAACGGACGACGTGAGGCGTTTACCTATGCGGAGATTGCACAGGCACAGTTGAGAGAAAGGAAGGGAAAGAAATGAGACTGATTGATGTAGATGCCACAAAGTTCCGTTGCAGATACGACAAGGTTTGCTCCTGTGATAATAAAGATAAATGTAAAAAGTGCGAGTATTATGTTGCGGATTTTAAAACACTACATAGTCAGCCGCTCGCTTACGATGTGAATGAAGTTGTAAAACAACTAGAAGACGAAAAAGAATATGCGTATGCAAATTTTGAAGAATATGTCAGGGAAACGTGCCCGTGGTTTGATGCAGATCACCATGATACGTTTGCGAATGGGTTGGTGCGAGCGGTTGAAATAATAAAGAAAGGAAATGGTGAAAATGAGACTGATTGATGTGGATGGATTTACAAAGAGATATAAAATCGAAGAAAAATATACAAGTTTGTATACAAAATTTGTGATACAAGAGGGAACAACATGCGAAAACCCGGGGGCAAAACTTCTTTTAGAAGATATGGAGCACAGTGGATTCTTTAGTGCTCCGGCGAGTACAAGGTATCACGGAAGTTATGCTGGAGGACTCGCGCAGCATTCTATCAATGTATTCGAAAGAATGATGGAAAGCGAAGCACCAAGAGATTACGATGTAGGAACAATCGCCACGGTTGCCTTGCTACACGATATATGCAAAATGGACGCCTATCACAAAGAAAAAACAGAGGACGGGAAAGAAACTTACGTATATAACAAAGACGCTTTTCCGGCAGGACACGGTGAAAAATCTATTTTCCTCATTCAGCGTTTTATGAATCTGACCGATGAAGAAATCCTTGCCATCCGGTGGCACATGGGAGCGTTTGACGATGCGGTTAGAGGTGGGAGCCGGGATATAAACGCGGCATACAAACGGTCAAAATTGGCTGTATATTTGCATCTTGCGGACATGGAAGCAACATACATTGACGAAAGGGAGGAATGAATATGTTTATCAAAACGACCGTATTCAAACGCTTGCTGAAACAGGCATACAAAAGAGACTTATTACAAGTCGGACATGAGGACAACACAAACATATATTACATAATTGGCGGTTACTGGGCCATTATGGTCGAGAAAAGGTTTTTTACAAATGCGGCCAAGGCTGCACTGGTTGAGTTAATCGGAGACCTGCCAGAAGACGAGAGCATCAAGATATATAGTGATGGAACAAGGCAGCAGTTGATAGACGATTCCACGTGGTTCGCGCTTGCGTTGCAAGAACCGGAAAAATATTTGGAAGAAACGAATCTTTTGATGGAAGAGGAAAAATTCGGCGTTTTAAGTAGGTTATTTTCAACAGGCGAGAAACTCATCCCAGTAAATGAAGGCTTGTACTCTTTAATTGACGAAGAGGCAAAAACATCGGATGACCTTGACGTTGTTGGTCCGTATAAGACACGTTTATCCGGTCATATGCTAATGTGGAAGAACAACACGTCAACGGTTGGGCTTTTGCCAAGGGTATGGAATGATGATGGAGAGTTGATGGAACAGTTAAAAGAATTAGAACAGTTGAAAAGATTTGGAGGGGTAAAGAATGAGCATGAGAGAAAAAATACCGGTATGGAAGAAGGTTAATCTATCAATCGAAGAGGCAGCAGCCTACAGCAACATAGGGGAGGCAAAGATTAGAGAGCTGGCAAAACTCCCGGATTGTAACTTTGTTCTGATGAAGGGAACAGTAACGCTGATCAAAAGAAAGAAATTTGAAGAATATCTGGCGGAGTTAGAAGTTTTGTAATTCGCCATAAGTTCTCAAAATCTTTCAAAAAGTATTGAAAGAGCATTGTATTTGTGAGATTATAAAAGTGCAATGCTCTTTTCTTTTACCGGAAAGGAGAGGAAACGAAAATGGTAAGACGAAAAGACAACAAAGGAAGGGTACTCCAAAAAGGAGAAAGCCAAAGGAAAGACGGCAGATATGTATACCAGTACACAGATTTGCAGGGGACAAGAAAATCCATATACGCAAAGAATCTGTCAGACTTACGCAAGAAAAAGCGAGAAGCAATAAGAGACCTAGAAGACCACATTGACACCTATGGGGCAACAATAACATTAAATCAGTTATTTGATAGGTATTTATCATTGAAAACAAATATAAGATATTCAACGCGTCAGAACTATACGAATATGTGGAACAACAATATCAAACACACACCGTTGGGAAATAAACAAGTTGGGAAAATTGTAAAAAGCGATATATTAAAGCTGTACAAAAACTTTTCGGAGCGAGGCTTGAAGTATTCGACGATTTGTACATTTAATGGAATACTGGTTCCTGCTTTTGATTTGGCGCTGGCGGACGACTTGATACGAAAAAACCCTTGCATTGGATGCGTGAAGGAATTTAGAAAGGATGATGCAAGGGAACGAGTGGCATTATCAAGGTCTCAGGAACGGGAATTTGTTAATTATATAGGCAGCAGTATATACGCCAAACACTTACCAATGATAAAGGTTGCACTGAAAACGGGCTTGCGATGTGGTGAACTGATAGGCCTCACCTGGTCAGATGTAGACTTTGACGAGGAAGAGATAAACGTGAATCATCAGCTTGTGTACAGAAAGGTTGATGGAAAGTATAAACTGTATGCAGAGGTGCCGAAAACGAAATCGGGCACAAGGGTGATACCGATGACAAAAGAAGTGCGGCGTGAATTACTGATACAAAAACAACGTCAGATTATGCTCGGCACAACAAGCAAAGAAATCATTGATGGATATCGTGACTTTTGCTTTACTACAAAAAGACGTGCGCCTGTCATGCCCTCGGCAGTTAATAATGTGCTGTATAACATCGTGAACAGTTACAACAAGACAGTAAAAGACTGTGAAGAAAGACTCCCTAAAATATCCGCGCACATCCTGAGACACACGGCGTGTACACGCATGGCGGAAAGTGGTATGGATGTAAAAGTGTTACAATACATCATGGGACATAACAGTATCAATGTGACAATGGAAGTGTATAATCATGTATCGCCGGAAAGGAGCAGGGAGGAAATGAAAAAAACAGAAAACATTCGCTTGATCGTTTGATATTTTACTTCATTTTTTACTTCAAAATATAGAAAAATATGAAGTAAAATGAGAAATTATGAGAAATCAGGTAAAAAAGTAGGAGCGAAGAAATGACGTAAAATGGTAGGTTTGAGGGATTATAAGAAAGAAAACAAGACCTGTTAGCAGTCGATTTGAATGAGTGCTAAATTTTTCTTGACATTCGATTGTGACAGCGTTATCATATCTGTTAGAACAAGATTGAATTACTAATTGGAGGTTGATAACATGACGAATGAACAAGGAAATTTAGCGATTAATTCAGAAAACATATTCCCGATTATTAAGAAATGGTTGTATTCAGACCATGATATTTTTATCCGTGAAGTTGTAAGTAATGCTTGTGATGCGATTACGAAATTGAAAAAATTAGACCTTATGAGTGAGGCATCTCTGCCGGATGATTACAAAGCTAAAATTGAGGTGGAAGTAAATCCGGAAGATAAAACAATTACGTTTACCGATAATGGACTTGGTATGACGGCAGACGAAGTGAAAGAGTATATTAACCAGATTGCTTTTTCCGGTGCTGCTGATTTCTTGGAAAAATATAAAGATAAAGCAAATGAAGAGCAGATTATTGGACATTTTGGTCTTGGCTTTTACTCTGTATTTATGGTAGCGGACTCTGCAGAAATTCATACCCTTTCTTATAAAGAAGGTTCGGAAGCGGTTCATTGGGAGTCTGACGGTGGTTTGACGTTCGAGATCGGACCATCCGATAAAGATACAGTAGGTACCCGGATTATCCTGCATTTAAATGAGGACAGTTACGAGTTTGCCAACGAATACCGTGTTCGTGAGGTGCTTGATAAATATTGTTCCTTTATGCCGGTTGAAATTTTCCTTACAAAGGCAAATGCTGAGCCGGAGTATGAGACAATTCCGAGCGAGGAAGTGACAGAGGAAGATACGGTTATTGAGGAAATTGTGGAAGAGCCAAAAGAGGATGACAAAAAAGAGGGCGAAGAAGCAAAAGAGCCGGTTAAAAAGACCAAAATTTTGAAACGTCCGGTATCCATTAGTGATACGCACCCACTTTGGGCAAAACATCCAAATGAGTGTACCGAAGAGGAATACAAGACATTTTACCGTAAGGTATTTAATGATTACCGTGAGCCGTTATTCTGGATTCATTTGAATATGGATTATCCGTTTAACTTAAAAGGTATCTTGTACTTCCCGAAAGTAAACCTGGAGTATGAGAATGTTGAAGGTATGATTAAGTTATACAACAATCAGGTATTTATTGCGGATAATATTAAGGAAGTAATTCCGGAATTTCTGATGTTGTTGAAGGGCGTTATTGACTGCCCGGATTTGCCATTGAACGTAAGCCGAAGTGCTTTGCAGAATGATGGTTTTGTGAAGAAGATTTCGGATTATATTACGAAAAAAGTGGCAGATAAACTTTCCGGTATGTGCAAAACAGACCGCGAGAATTACGAGAAATATTGGGATGATATCAGCCCGTTTATCAAATTTGGCTGCTTGAAAGATGAGAAGTTCAAAGAGAAAATTAAAGATTATGTTTTGTTCAAGGATTTGGACGACAAATACAGCACATTAAAAGAGTATTTGGAGACAATTCCGGAGCCGGAAGTAGAGGCAGAAGTGGTCGAAGAGGGCAAAGAGGATGAGAAATCTTCAGAAGAGACAGAGGCACCAAAGAAGATTGTTTACTATGTTACCGATTTGCAGCAGCAGAGCCAGTATGTGAAGATGTTCCGTGAGCAGGATATGAATGCGGTTGTTCTTCTTCATAATATTGACCAGCCGTTTGTATCGGCATTGGAAGCCGGCGATGACGATGTGAAATTCCAGAGAATTGATGCAGATTTGACGGATGCTTTCAAAGTAGAAGGCGATGAGGAAAAACTGAAAGAAGATACCGAGACTTTGAAAGAATTGTTCCGTAAAGCAACCGGAAAAGACCAATTAGAGGTTAAAGTGGAGAAATTGAAAAATGATAAAGTTTCTTCTATGATTACCTTGTCTGAAGAGGCCAGAAGGATGCAGGATATGATGAAGATGTATTCCGCAAATGGCATGGGCGGTATGGAACTGCCGGATGTCGGACAGACACTAGTTCTGAATGCAAACAATGATTTGGTTCAGTATCTGCTGGCGAACAAAGATGGCGAGCACAGCGATATGTTCTGCAAACAGCTTTATGATCTGGCAATGATTAGCCATCAGCCACTGCAGGCAGATAAGATGACAGAGTTTATTAATCGAAGCAATGAGATTATGATGCTGCTTACTAAGTAATGTAAGGTATTATGATTAGGAGAGCACCACCGGTGCATGAGAGGCAGGACTTGCTTTTTATGTGCCGGTGGGTGTTTTTGCTTATTTGAAAAAAATGACCAAAAGTATGAATGAATTACTTGACAAAAAAATTAGGAATGTGTATTATATATTCTGTCGGTTATACACCGTGTGCTTCGATAGCTCAGTCGGTAGAGCACTTCACTCGTAATGAAGGGGTCGAGGGTTCAAGTCCCTTTCGAAGCTTCCTTTATTTTGTTTACAATATACTATTTTGTATACTATTTTCGAACTGCCTGCATTTACAGTAAAGTGGATGCAGGCAGTTTCAATAAGAAAGGGGAAATAAATGGCAGATAGAAAATTTTCGCAGGATATGGCAGGCGCGTGGGGGCTTATGAGACAGAAAGAAAAAGTGCTCATGATTTTACAAAGTATACTGACTGCCATATTGTTAATCTTTATCATTATCGATGTGGGCATGGGGATGAATAAGGGCTGGATGTTAAAAACGGAGCTTGGAATTGTTATTGTGCTGTTT